AATAGTTTTATCTACACTGTTTGCCCACCGATCAAACTCATTTAGTGGGCAGCTAATATCTACAAAGAAATCAGGCCATGCCCAGTAACGAAAACGATACAATCGATTACCCTTCTGAGCCATTGCACCTGTCTTAAAGAAGTCACGATCAACACTAAACCCTCGTAGCTTTAGCATGGTTTTGAATTGACTAGGACTCATACCCCATAGCCTATCACGATCAGGTTTTTTAGTACGGTATTTAAATCTCATGGTATTTAATCTTTCTGTTCATTCTTTAACTCTTCTAACTTCTCGTTGTAGTAATCACGATAAATACCTGCACATATAAATCCTACAAACACTGCAGTTAGGGCTATCAAAAGTAGCTTTGCATCTATGTAGGCAAAGATACCAAACAATACAATAGGCACTAGATACCCTAGCAATACCTTGATTGCATACCACCTTGCCTGATTTTCAATACTTTTATTCATGAGAAGTACACTCCTGTTTGATAATCAAACTCACAGTTCACAATACGATGTACACCTGATATCTTGTTCTTTACAATGTTCAAGTACCGCATACCATCATCTTCAGTCTGATCATTTAGTGGAGGATTACGTGCAATTAAAATCATTAGGTCACTCTCTCCTGCAAGTCCTGTCTTACTGCCTTCAATCATGGCTTGAGATAGAACGATCTTACCTTCAGCCTCAGCAGATAACTGTGTGCAATAAACTACAAGACAGCCATACATCTTCCCAATGTTTCTTGCATACACTGCATTGGCTTTAAGTACTGCAGGATCTTGAGTAGATGCCCCATCTTCAGCGAACTTAGATCCAATGTCAAGCACTACAATGTCAGGCTTGTGTGTCTTGATCACTGACTCTGCCCATCTCATAGTCTTACCTGTAGCATCTACAAACTTTATATTATCTTTTATAGGATCATAAAGCCTGTGTGCCTGTGCCTTGTCAGCAGCTATCTGTGTCATGGTCATACCTGTAGCTGCTGTCATGTACCTGCTAGCCACTCGCTCTGGTTTCTCCTCATTACACAGAATCAAGATACGTGCTCCCTGTGATGCCCATCCATGAGGTGAAGCACATAAGGTACTGTGAAAGCTTGACTTACCTACATTAGATCTAGCACCGATCACAAACAGCATACCGTTGTCTAAGCCTTGTACTGAATTAAACAGTGAAGGTATGTTGAATCTCCACTTGGTATTGCTAGCTGCCTTGTCTAGTAAGTTATCAATACTATTGTCTACATAATTAACTCGTATCTGTGGGGTGAAATCATCCTGATAGTTGTCAAGGATCTGCCTCAGTGGTTCCATGGTGCTTTGTTCACCATTCACATATTGGAATCCTAGGTTAGCTACCTCCTCACCTACTAGCTGCCTGAACAGGTTACTGATTATTTTCTGTGCTACATCTGCACCCATGACAGAACTTCCATGTATCTTTTTAAACTCAAGATGCATGGCATGTTTCTGTGCCGTTGTAAGTGTGGGATTCTCGGTGAAGTACAAAGCCTCTAGTTCCTCTGGGGTTATGTCCCGTTGGTACTCTTCCATGGCTTTGTCAATGAGTTGTTTTATCTTGCGTAGATCCTTGCTAAAGATCTTATCTGGGCACTTAGCTCCCCTAGTATCGTCATAGAAAGACTTATCAAGGAGACTCTTCAGTAAGGCATGTTCCATTTAATTTCTCAATCAATGAGCGGACACGTTGCATGTCCTGGGGTTGGCGATATTTCAAGTCATCATACAGCTTCAATGCATATGCGTCAATGCCATGTGACTTGAGTTCTCTGGTGTATGCAACAGTCTTAGCCATTGCATCGGGATCAAGTGCTACTAGAACACGTGAGTAACCTTGTAGGTGTAAGTAACCTTGTAGTTGCTCGATGTGTTCCCTAAGTAGAGCTGTCCCCATGATAGCGAATCCTGTGCATTGAAAGTGCAATGCTTGGGTAGCTGAGATACAGTCCTCAACAAGGATAATTGTCGAACCTTCTCCACAAGTGTACGCTCTGCGAGAATTGCCATACCTTTTCCACTTCGGGGTACGGTTAGTAAATCCCTCTGTGGAATAGTACCTTCCGACAGCATCAACCATCTTACCTTTGTCCATGATTGTAAATACAATTCGACTGTCTCTGACATCGAAGCGTAGTTCCACGGATTCATGGATACAGTTCTGCCTACGAAATGTTTGAATGTGTTCATGTTCTTTAACGATCCATTCAGGTAGCACAAAAGGTACTTCATCGTTAGGTGCATTGGCTTTATCCATCAGCCTACGTATATCTTCTATACGTAAACCTACACCTAACTTCCCTCTCAATGTACAACTATTAGCATAGCAATTCCATATAAGTGTACCGTTGTCATTGGTCACTGTAAATGTATTCTTTCTACTGCACACTGGACATGTACTTCTATATGTTTGACCTATATATAAATCTAAATTAGATACATAGTCTTTTATATTAATCATTTAAATAATCTTTATTAATATATTAATATTATTATTAATAAATACATATAACTAATCACTTAAATGTACACTGTCCGTGTTGGTGAAGCGAAGCTTAGCAGCATTTTTAGCACTTGTCAATGTATTCTTCATGTAGGGGGTTACTGAACCGGGACTTACATGACCTGTCACTGACATGATTTGTGGTAATGGAACACCTGCATCGACCATCTCCATCGTACCTGTCCTTCTCATATCCATAATCTGTAGCTCTTCAGGTAACCCTGCCTTACGTATAACCCTCCTTGCCGCTAGTGCCAATTGGAACTTGTCGTAAGGCTTGTTATGTATCCTATCCCTGTGGCACTGAGGAGCTATGTAATCTGTGCCTACTTCCTGCTTCTGCTGCACTAGCATCTCATGTAACTCCTCTGTTGTAGGTAACTCTACCCTAGCCCTACGCTTTGACTGCTCCAATGATAGTACTTTAGTATCAAAGTTGTAGTTAGTCCACTTGAGATTGGACATATCCCCTAGCCTCTGACACCACTCGTATGCCATCTGAACTATCAATCCCACAGAACGGGTATTAAACGAGCTATAAGCCACGTTTAGGAAGCAGGTGATATCCTCCCTAGTCCAGACTACTTTGCGTGGCTTGTGGGGCCTTCTAAGTACCTTGCTGAAGGGATTTATCTCACAGTACCCTAGACGTATGGCAAGGTTGAATACTACAGAGGCAGCTGACATGGTGTGATTAGCAAACGGTACACCCCTCTCAGCCCAAGTGTTGTATGCACGTTGGGCTATGGGTACACTGATTGTTTGCAGGCTATAGTTCTCTATCTTCATGTCAACCCGAACAGGTGTCTGTAAGAAAGCATTGAGACAGTACCGATAATCTTTCTGAGCCTGGGGAGAGAGTGACCTATACTCCAGTGACTTGTAGTACATCTCAACGGCATCAGGAATCCGTGTTCGTTTGGCTCGCCTCATGTGATTGCCTACCCCAATTGTTGAATACGGTTGATAGGAACTTCATACGTTCTTTCTTGGACTCAGGCTGTGTAATGACAGCTTCTTCAGGCACATATCCTGGCACTGTCCATGCCCACTTAGTACCTACCTTAACTGCAATGACCATGTTTTGCTTACGCATGTACTGTAATACAGCTACTACACGAGCATGTGGTACTTTAAACTTCTTTTGTAGATCGATAGCAGTTAATGGTGCGGCAGTTACAGCTTGTATAATTTCAGTGTGGTTCATTCTTCCACCCTTTCATAAGTCATCTCAAAGATGTCTGGCTTGCATGGGTAGTGCTCACCCCTCACGCCAGTGATGATCCAGTCGCCAGCGGTGACTTCCATTGGCCCCTCCAGCGTGGGGATGCGGCCTTTCGTTGGGCTCTCGTACCCCCTTAGCATCGGCAACACCTTGGGGTGATCGCCGTGCTTGAACCATTGCGTGGCCTCGATGACCACAGGCTTCTTTCTAAATTTCATTTCTCTCCCCTTTCATACTCGGCTTCGCCTCGTGCTCGTATGGCGGAGCGCATGTTAGCCATAAAGCGCTTAAGAAGTCCTTGCTGAATGTCTGCGGTGATTCTTTTGACCTTGAAAAGGTGACTGTTAATTTCCTTCTCGCAGTCCTTACAGACGTCGCAGATCTCTTCGGTTTTGTAAATGTCGACTAGTTTGACTAACTCGACGTTCGTTTTGCCACAGGTATCGCAGGCCATCATCCTTCTCCCCTTGCTCGTATGGCGCCTGCGCTGTAGTCGGGACGAACCCACTCGCTTTTTGCCACGGCGATGCAGTCGTCCGAATCCAGCATGTAATCGCCTTCGGTGACGCAGTAATCGTCTTCCTCTTTGATCGCCTTGCAGATGCGCTCACGCTCGGCAGCGGCAACAAGGGCAGCGAAGCGTTCAAGCACATCAGGTGTGGCAAACACCTGAATATCGTTGTCGTATTCAGGATGTCGGCGTGGGATACACCCTGCCTCTCGTGCCATGCGGATGATGTCTTCTCTGTTCATCCTTCACCCCTTAATATATCTGCAGCTTCCTTCATGCCATACTTATCCAACAGATTGATGCAGTGAGTTAGCTGACGTTCACTGGATTCATAAGCAACTGCCTCAGCAAAATCCATAAGTGATTTATCACCATAGATAGACCCCACACGAGTGTACTTTGCGATACGATTAAAGTCATCTGCGTACATATTAACCCCTTAGTTTACTGTCCAGTAATGTAACTTAGTCATCTCTAACACCCCTATGACCGTGGCTATAGTCATATGGTTGTACTTATCGGCATTGATTACCTGCCTAAGTTCATCCATCAAATCATCTGCCATTAAAGCTTGGTTAGATGAGGGTATTACAGCGAGTATTTTAGAGTCTGTATTCATGTCTACTCCAAGTGAAAGACACTAGCAATAGCCTCTGCACATGCCAGTGCTACCTCTACATGCTCCTTCTGTGTACCATTCTTAGTGCGTAGGTCTAGGTAGTGTAACCAACTACGCAATGTACCGTTCATATACATCCTAGATTCCATCATACCTTCGGGTAGCACAGACCTTGCAACTTCCTTAGCTAACCCATGCTTGATAGCCCAGTTGTAGGCATCCAATGCTGCATGTTTCACTGCGAGTTGGTGGTACTCCCAGACTTCTTGCAATCGCCTGTCATTAGTTTCAATAGAATTCTGTCTGTTAGATTTGTCTTGTAGCCTTGCTTCTCTAAGTACAAATGAGAGTTCTTTAGTTGGGTCAGCATATCGTTGGCTAAATTCTTGGAAGCTAAAGGATCTATGTCTGAGGATCTGCCTTGCAATGTCTCTGGTGGTAGTGATTTCGAGGCAGAGGTTGACCATCTCGAAGGGTGACCAGTGCTTGTGTTCAATGAGGTACTCCAGTAGTTTGTCTGCAGTTTTGCTATTGAATTGATTGGATGGATTCGAGACACGAGCGCAGTACGCAACCAATTCTTTAATCGTTTGGGGATGTCCTGTATAAACGCCATCGTCATCTACAAATGCTCCAGTGTTTACGTATGTATATGAAATCAATTTAACCTTCACGGTATACCTCTAGCCTTTCTTGTTGCAGCTGTGTTAGTTTGGAATACTTCTCTTTCCTACGGTTAGCTTCCTTGACTACAATGTCATTGACTTCAATGCCTACCTTCTCCACAAAGGCAGGTGTCTGTGGGTTATGCTCTTCAATCCTGTACACATGCCCTTGTATGTAATCCTCTAGGATCATGCCCATGTCCATCAATTCATCGTATCGATAGGCATGATAAGGCAGTGTCTCATTAAGTGAAGAAGCGTAGTAGCAAAGCATGGTGCGGTACGATAGCTCAGGTGCTTGTGTATCAGACACCTTGAATGTAGCTACCCCATACTTACCACCACGTTCAGCTACTTCATCTTCCGCTAGTGCCATAGCCTTGTCTTGATCATCACCCATGTAGACTACGTACCAGTGATTGTTAGTCTGTCCGAATCGGTATGCAATCGTAAGGTAATTACTCTTGATCTTCGGTGTTGGTTTGTTTTGGAGTGTATTGGTCTGGGACATAGATAGAATTCCTTGTTTCGTAAATACCACCAAAGGCAGTGGCTCTGACACGTAATACAGTGGAAGTTCTTACGATACCTTCACCATACTTTGGGTGATCTAGTGCATACACAGATATGTGGTCATCATCTTCCCACTGTGCTGATCCTTGCCTATATCTCACAATGCTTTTGCTATCCTTCTGCAAAGCACTCCATTGGTACTCCTTGTCCATCTTAATTGCATTGTTAATTGCTTCCTTCAGTGCCCATGAAAGTAAGGTAGATGTCTCCTCACTTGTCATGTCCAGGGTCAAGGTAGCACTACCATCTTCGTGCTCCACGATACTCTTTACTTCAGCCATTAATTTTCTCCTGTATTTAATACAACCCTACTGAATGTCTTACCATCTTTATTCCGTGAATAGCAGAAATAATCCCCACGGTTACCTATCTCACGTACCAAGTGCCCCTCTGTTACCTTGCACAAGTTACGTGCCACACGCTCAGCTATGTTCTTATTGTCTGCATCTATCAAGAAAAAAGCAATAAGACAGACACAGGCAATGCCTAACATAATCTGAGACAACAAAAGTATATGTTCAAATATCTTGCTTAGCATTTTCAATCTCCTTTTGAATGAGTTTATCTTGCAACTGCTTACGCTTATCCTTGAGCACACGAAGACGGTACTTAGGTGTACGTAAGTCCTTTGCTACTGGGTTACGACTACGCCTATGTACCTTCTTCATGTCTATGCTCCTAGGCAGCTAGCAATTCAGGCATGAACCTAGTCTGGAACTCTTCACCACGAATCACAGACTCGATATCTTGCTCAATACGGATACGCTTGGTAGCTACATCAGCAGTACGTGATTCCACGTGAGTGCTGATGTGAGTGAGAGTATTGTACAAATGATAACTATTCTCACCTAGGATATTGTAGCTATCATGGATACCTACAATACGATCTAGCCACTTCTTGTTCACCTTCGTACCTGTCTTGGTTGGATAGGTAGCTACGTTACGCTCAAGGAAATCAATGGCATCTGCACGTTGAACCTTGACACCTTGCATTAAGCGCATGACCTGTGCATCTTTCAGCAATTGGTCAGGGAACTTGGAAGCAATCTTACCTACGGTATCTGGATCACTGTAGGTCGTATGCTTCTGTACAATCCCAACTGCCTCACGTGGTGCAATCATACCGTTCAGACAGGCTAGGCGATAGATCATAGCCCTGATCTGCCTACGGATTGATTGATCGTGTGAGTCACGGAAGCTCATGGTCATCTTGGCAGGTTCACCAAGCACTTGTTCGTACTGGTAACGCTTGAGTACGATCTGTGCTTCCATGGCAGCACCTTCCTTGATGACATTGAACTTGACCTCAGCTTCGGAC